AGCACCTGTTTCAAGGAACTGAGATCCTTTGTATCCCATTAAGATTAAGTTTTCAGTCATGTATGGGTTTTTGTAAACCTTATAACGGCCATTTAATGAGCCCATTTTCTGAACACCAAACGCATATTCCATTTGATCAGCCTCACCATTATTTGTAGAAGCAAATCCAGGGATTGACTCAAGGATAGTTGCTACAGTTGGAGAAGTAACCATAAAATTAGCACCACCTCTTAAGGTTAACTGGTGGATCTTGTTACTAAGTTTTTGTACTTTAGTACCAAGAGTTTGGAACCATTGGCCTTGGGTATTATAAAAACCCTGTGCGCCTGTTTGAGCTACCAGAGAACTGCTAATTATAGTAGTATTATTAATAGCTGACCAATATTCAGTACCAGCGGCTGCATCTTCAATTAACATGTCAAGAATTTCGAGGTCAATTTCCATAGAAATATATTCGCTCATAATATTTGTTAATTCAGCTTCAGCATCGATGTTCTGATAGGCAGACAAGTCTTGTGCAAATTCAGGCGTCCATACAGCTTTCAATTTCTTAGTTTTAGCTGTAATAGGTTGAGATTGCATTCTAACGTTGATTTCTGGGATAGTGATTGTGCTTCCGCCGGCGGCGTTAGGCATAGAGACACCTTGTGCTGCTGTTCTGTCTTCAAAGTCGCCTCTTGAATCATTTCCGGACATTGATCCCTGAGTTTGCTTATTATAATATAATACATAATCAGAGGCAGTCTCTCTAATACTAGAATAAGCACCAGTAAAGAAGAAAGTAATAGTATTATTACTAGCATTATAAGTAGTAAACTGTGGTAAAAGATTAGCTACACTTATAGGAGCTGTCCCAGCAGCAGATGATCCAGAACAAAGAACAAAAGCTCTTACAGCATCTTGATCAAAGTTAGTTAATGCTCCTGAAGAGGTAACAGCTTTTAAAATAGTACCATTTGCTACAGAAGCAGAATAAGCAGAATCAAAATTTAATTCAGCCCATGTAACAGAACCAGATCCTATAGTACCTGCAGCACCTGCAGACCCAGTAGTAAATGTTAATGCAGAAGCCGAAAATTGGTTAGTAGAATAAGCAAATCTACCAGCACCATACAAACCACCTTCAGTCGCAGTAGTTTGGAATGGAAATCTACTATTTTCATTTCTAGTACCATACAATGAGTGGCCTGAGGTGAATGGGTTTTTAGTATTTCCATATTGGAAATCTAAGAAAAACACAAGGCCTGAGGGCATGTTCATTGGTTGAACAGAAACAAATTCTTTAGCTACGATAGTACCGAATACTTTTCTTACTAAAGGAAGTGCAATACCAGCCCAGTTCTCACCAGTTGTTCCTGATGTAAACCCTGAATTAGAAGTAATTTGATTAGATTCAACTACTAATTGTTTGGCTTGGTTTTCTAACAACATAGACATGTTGTTTTTATTGATCTCATCTAGACCTTCTAGGAGACCGGTTTTTGTCCACTTAGTGGCCAATTTAGCAGCATCGCTCTGTAGGTTTTTCCAAGAGCCGGCTGCTGATTCTAATAATTGTTGTACTTGTGACATTTTATTTTAAGGGTTTTTTAAATTGTTAAACATTATTTTTTAATACCTGCCAATTTTTGCCATCTTGCAAATTGATTATCTACTTCGATGATAGGTTGCTTTGCGGCAGGTCCTGCAAGCACTCTAGAAGCAGAACTTAATCTAGATTCAGTGATAGAAGATTTCTTTTGTTGGAAACCTTCAAGCAATGTTTCATAAACAAGTTGAGCTTCTTTTTTACTAGTTGCTTTATCAAAAGCAGCTAATACTTTTACTTTTTGTGATTCGGTTAAACTTTTAGATTTAAAGATTTTATTAGTGTAAAGAAGTTTAGCGTTAAGTAAGTTGATTTCGTTAAGTGTTTTTTTCATTTCTTCAATAGTGCTGTAAGCTTCTCTAAGTTTTCCTTTAGTTTCTTCTTCAGTGTCTCCAGTTTTAGCCTTTTTAGCTTTAGCCATTTTGGCTTTAGCCATTTCGGCTTTAGCCTTTTTAGCTTTAGCTTGCTTAATTTCAAACATTAATTCATCAAGGTCAACTTCAGTATCTTCTTCACCACTCATTTCTTCATCATCTTCCATACCTTCACCAGCTTCTAATTCACCAGCTTCAATCATATCAGAAATTACATCTTCAATAAACTTTTTAAGATCTTCTTCAGACATGTCTTCAATACTGATTTCTTCTTCACTACTTTCTTCTTTACTGCCTTCCTCTTTGTCTTCAGCTTCATTGATATTCTCTTCATCAAGTTCTCTAAGAAGTTCTTCTAAATCGAGTTCTTCTAAGTCAGATGATTCGTCCTCATATGCACCGTAAGACTCTTCTGTTGGTTCACTTTCATAACCTTCTTCCATTTTTTCTTCGCCTTCTTCCATTCCATAAGTTTCTTCCGCTTCATCCATTTCAGATAGCTTTGCAGCTAGCTTTTCTCTCAAAAATGGACCAAAACTTTCTTCAAGAGCGGCTTTTGCATTTGCTATTGCTGTTTCCTTGACAGCTTTAGCGTCGGCGATTGCTTCTTTAAGCAAATCTCTGTTACTGTTCATTTTGTTTGTCCTCAAATTTTTTAGGGGAAATACGCTTATTCAGTGAAGCGTAATAAAATTATATTAATATCGATGCTATATCTGTAAATAGCATATTACATCGATACATATATCAAAAGTTATAAAAATTGCAAAAAGAAACCCTCCTTTTTAGGGGAGGGTTGGTCTAAGAGGACTACTCTTAGAGGTGGTGATTAATTTTGGTTATGGTGAGGATTAATATGTCCATCGTCCGTGTAAACTGAGTTATAGACATCATACATCCCATCCATATTCATACTATTAACGAGGTTCTGAGGAGGGTTTTGAAATACTACGTAAAACGGGTACTCGCTGTTTTCAGCATCTAATAAAAAAGCAGCAGGTACTCCTGCGTATTCACCCTCATGGTACATAGGGTTATATTGACGGATATAATCATCGAAATCGTGAGGAACAGGGGCCGTCGGGTCAACTCCAATATAGCCTTTCCCATCTAATGCAGGACCTTGACCAGTCTCATTAAACCAAGTCTCAAGCGCATCCCTTAATGAGTTTGCGGCAATAGGTTTACTTTTTTCAATACTGGTCGACCTACCGTATGTGGGAGGTTCATACTCACCGCCATACACTGCGCTAAATACAATATAGCGTTTAGTTGCTACTTGAATTTCATTAATAGGCCTACTATATAACCCGATTCGTTGGTACTTAGCACCTCGATAGCTAATTATATCAGGGTGCTGTTTGGAATGTTTACTTAACGATGTCATTCGATTTTCAACTAAGTATTTTTTTAAGTCAAAGTTGTTTGCCATAGTGTTTAAACTTGCTTACTATAAATAGTCTACTTTTTTGCAAAATTTAAGTAAGAACCTCTGTTTCTATAAACTCACTAAGTACTTTTTTGAGTTCTACGTACTTATCTCCCCCTATAGGTACTCCTTCCATGTCTGTTATAAAAACCTTAGCAGCACTTCCTGTCTCGGTTACAAGTTCTAGATACTTAAGGTACCTGCCGTTTACTTTAAAGGTGTAGACGTGGGGTGTTACGCGGTTCTTTATATTTAACTCGATAAAACTTATACGTTTTAGATCTCTCATAATGTAAGTCCTTTTTTCTGAATTAAACCGTATACCCATTCTAAGGCTTCGATTTTAGCATTTATTTCATACTCTTTTGCTGCAACCTGGTAAACTCCTTCTTCACCTAGCATAACTTTTAGGCTAAGTATCTCAGCTCGTAAATCTTGCAATACCTCTCTCATACCTTATATTGGATAAATCATTACAGTCCCAGCATCATACCATTCGGAATACCATCCATGTTGTTGGAGTATGTCTTCAAATTCAGATAATACTCCAAGTTCGTACCCTGGACCTTCAGCATAGTAGTCGTAAATAACCTGACCATTGTAGTCAGATTCATCCTCCCCGCTTACCCAAACTCCAGTCCCGCTTGAAGCACTAGAGAACTCCTCCGAAGTTCGTACCCCGGACTTAATGTATTGCTCGAGAAAAGTCATTAGCTCCTCTCTAGACCACTGAGATGTTTCCATAATAGTTTTTAAGTTTAGTTATTATCTGCTCAACTTTTTTAAAACTTTACTTAGTGCTCCGAGAAGTTAAAGGAAGTCAAACTTGCTTAAAAGGATTTCGTACCCGGGTAGCTTGATATTTTAATTTTCTTAAAGCTCTTTCAGCAGTAGCCTGTACAGCTTGTAATGAAGTACCTACTTCTAGAGCAATAGTTGGATATTCGACTTGCTGAGATGTTCCGAAGAGGTACCGTTTTTCTATGACACTCCTTTCAAGCGGAGTTAAACATCCTAGTAGATTCTGTAACGTTGTGTTTATTTCTACTTGATCCTCAGCCTCTCTTTGGTAATCAGGACTTTCTACTAAATCTCCGACAGTTAAATCACTATCTTCCCCCGCAGGTGCATCTAAACTAGTATGGTACTCCCCAACACTTATTGCACTTTTCATAACATCCATCTGCAGTCCTTTTAGGTTTTTCAAAGACCCTTTAACCTGCTCTAAGAGTTCTTCATCAGTAGGGTCTCGACCTTCTTTTGCAAAAAAAGTTCCTGAGATCTCTCTAGCTTTTCTTTGAATATGTTTATGAGTAATGGGTATTTTTGCAACATGTCCATGGTCGTTTAAGTATTTTAGTATTTCTTTCCTAATATACCAAACAGCAAAAGAGATAAATTTAAACCCTCTTGTCGGATCAAACTTATGAGCTGCTTCCACTAAACCTCCATTACCGGCGGCTATTA